GTTTAGTTTTTCTTCCATTATGTAAGTTAGTACTCACTAACATAACTCATGGCACAGATAACCCCATCTCCATGACATCAAGTGTCGAGCTATCTCACGTAAGCCGTTGATCCTGTTATACCAGACATGGCTATTTGACATAATGATCATTACACGCACACCAGATGTTACCTGTAACCCATTGATATGGGTCCCCTTTTCGAGTGACGGGGTATGGCCTAGATTAGGATTGATGAGATAGGTGTATCACCCACTCTCCATAGGGAGCTGGTTTCAGGGTCCCTATACAGTTGAGGAGCCAGTAAGGTTCCCCCCTGTCTGGATTGCCCAGACTGACCACATTTATTTAGTGACGTTGTGCGGCTAAGGATCGGCGGCTGCCGTCAGTGAAGATAGTAGACTGCTTCCAAGTAGCAGCCTTCTGGCTGGTGGTTGTTTAAAGTGGCCCAGAGCTTGAAGCTGGCTGTTCACCACTGTTGAAGAAGGATGTATTCTTCCATCACGGCGGGAGGGGGACTTCACCGCCACGCGTAATGTGGATCAGTCGAACATAACTGTCAAGGAGAACCCATGCCAAATAAGCCTGTTATCAGCGTAGGTCTACCAGACATGCCACCCGGAGCCATAGCGGTGATGAAAGAGGATATCTCTGCTTACCGGACGGACAGGGCTACAGGGGAGTCTGACAACGACTTTGAGGGATGGTTAAAACAGACCCGACCTCATCGTTGGGAGACGTATTTGAAGGTGACAGGAAAGAACAGATAAAAGGTTGTTTACTTAATCGACCAGCTTAAAGGGTGAATCTTGCAATAATGCAAGTCCATCAGGCTGTCAGCGAGGACAAATGAAAGACTCAAAAGGTTCGTGGTATCGGCAGTTGAATTTTCCTACAACGGAGTTCCGCTGGGACCGGAGGAAAGGCCCGGGACTTCCGTATATCCTTCAAGTCAGGTCGGTCGCTGACGTGTCCATGATGTACGAGTACGAGGTCATGGACGTGGCGACAGCGCCTATCGGAGCTTATTTGAGGCTCGCCGAGGGCAAGATTATTGAGGAAATGGAAAAGAGGTTGATAGATGACAAACGCAAGCGAAGCGAGCAGTTTGACAAGTCAGAACGAGACCGACAGGCACGGGAAGCCGGTAACCATGCCCCAGAGACGAAGAAAGAACAACTTTCAGAAGGGCAAGTCAGGGAACCCGAACGGCAAGCCCAAGGGGGCGCTACACAAGAAGACGATCCTGGAAGGGATGATGAAGTACAACATGATCGTCTCCCAGACGTTGTTAAGAAGAAGCGAGGCCGTCCTCGAAAAGATCGTGGAGAGAGCCGAGCAGGAGCCGAATCTGGATGAATGTGGCTCCACGGAAGAGTTCATAGTTAAACTGGAATCAAAGCGCGAAGCAGAACGACTTATCGTTCAGTACGTCCTGACGCCCTTTATCAAGATGCAGGCCCTTAAACAGTCAGGCTTGAAGTCCGAAGGCCGTCCCACGGTCAATATCAACATCTCCAAGGCCGAGGGCCTTGAGATGAACCGGGTCATAGAACATGGATGAGCCAACAGGATTGATTGCTTATACCGAGACAGGAAGATTCCGTCTTATTCGTAATCCGAAAGGAACAGACAATGTTTTGCCTTCTGATTTTGAGCCGTTGGATGGGCAGCCTTTGCCAAAATTAGGAGATGAAATTTCTCCAAAGATGAAGCAATTTATCCATGAAATATGGGCTGTTTATCTTCGTGAATCACAATAGTGGAAATTGACTTAAAGCTCCATCCACGACAGTTTGAAGTATTCCAGGACCCCAGACCGAACAAGATAGTCGCCGCCGGCAGACGATGGGGCAAAAGCCGTTTAGCCATCGCTATAGCTATTTCAGGCGTGCTTCAGAATGAACTGAACGGCTACGACCTTCAGGACATGGGGGTCTTTATCGTCGCCCCGACCCATGACCAAGCGAAGCGTATCTATTTGCCGATGATTAATCGTATTGCCCACCCCCTGATTACCAAGAGAAACGGCGCAACCGGCAGGTTCGAGTTTGAGAACGGACGATGGATTGAAGTCAGAGGCGCAGATAACCCGGACTCGCTTCGAGGAGTAGGGCTTTCCCATGCGATTCTGGATGAGTACGCCACCATGAAAGCGAACGTCTGGGATGAGATTCTGGGTCCTGCTTTAACCGACGTGGGGGGGCATGCTTTTTTCATCGGGACTCCCGCCGGCAAGAATCACTTTCACGCGCTTATTCAAGACGCTTTGAACAACGAGGAAGAATGGGGGGTGTGGACCTTCAAGTCCATCGACAATCCGTTCCTCAATCCGAAGGAGATTGAAAAAGCTCGCAAGCGAATGACATTGGAGCAGTTCCGTCAGGAATACGAAGCCTCTTTCTACGGGTCCAGCTCAGGTTATCTGAAGAGAGAGTGGTTGAAGGTCGCTGAAGAACCGACCTCAGGTTACTACGTCATGACTGTAGACCTCGCGGGATACACCGATGACTCTGACGTAAGAAGCCGTTACTCCAGAAAGGACGATCACGCGATGGTCGTGACCAAGATTCACCCCGATGGAAGGCATATCAAAGACATCCGATACGGGACGTGGGGGACGAGAGAGTGTGCTGTTCAACTGTTAAAAATGGCCCATGATTACGGCATCAGGAGGATTGGGATCGAGTCAGGTGCTTTGTATAACGCCGTCATGCCTTATCTCACGGACAGAATGGCGGCAATCAAATTCTTCCCAGAGATTATCCCCTTGTTTCATGGCGGTAAAAAGAAAACCGAGAGAATCATGTGGGGACTGGCGGGACACGCCCAAAATGGAAGATTGACGTTGGAACCCAAAGCGACGTGGTTCAATATCTTTGAAGAACAGTGGATGGACTTCCCCAACAAACTAGCCAAGGACGATCTATTGGACGCTGCCGCTTATGCCGAACAGTTCGCGGACGAAGGCTTTGAAGACCTCGCGGAACTGGACGCCCAACATAAATTTGAACCGCTTGATACCCAGGCGGGCTATTAAGGAAAAATGATACAAAACCCCACAACGACACAGTTGAACGATAAAGCCACCGATGCTTTAAGTGCCTTTCAACAGACTGGAGCAAGAGAAGCATTGGTCAGTTGGGTGATGGAGCACGTCCTCGACTGGGAAAAATGGAGGCAGCAGAACTTCGACCAGCGATGGGCGGAGTACTGGAGAAAGTGGCGAGGACTCTGGACGGAATCCGACAAGACCCGCTCTTCCGAAAGATCACAGCTTATCTCTCCGGCTTTACAACAAGCCGTGGAAGAGGCCGTGGCCGAGATTGAAGAAGCGGTCATGGGTGAAAAAGAATCCTGGTTCGATATTGAAGACGACCAGTTGGATAAGTTTGGTGACGAAGAGCAGGCCAAGGAAAACTGGTACGTCCTGAGAAACCAACTTCTCGAAGACATGGACTTCGCCAACGTCCCCGGCTCGGTGGTTGAATGTACTTTCATGTCTGCTTTGTACGGGATAGAGATCGGGAAAGTCGTCACCGATATCAGGGAACAGAGAAACTTAAAATCTCAATATGATCCTATTAACAAAAATCTTATTGAAGGTGTCGAGGAAAGAGAACGAGTCGTTGTATATCTTGAGCCGGTCAGACCTGACCAGTTCGTTATAGACACCGCTGTCAATAAACCCGGTCGTGAGGGGATCGCTCAAGCCCTCGGCATGGCCCATAGACTCCAGAGACCTCGCCATGCGTTACGGGCGAAGATGAACGATTATGAAAAGAACGATAAAGACGAGATTACATTGGAGTCTACTTACTGGGAAGTTCCTTTAGACGGAGGGGAGTCCCAGTTACAAACTTTTACTGCTTCTCCCGTAACACCGGAAACCTCGAAACCCGCCGATGGGGAAGAATCCAATCTGGTTACTGAGTATCACGGGTTGGTCCCGAAAGCCCTGTTGGAAGCGGCGATGGAAGACGGTATCGCTCCCCCTGAGATTGACTCAAGGGAAATGGTTGAGTCCGTTATTACGATCATTGACGACAAGTATTGCGCCAAGGCGCGTATGAACACGAATCTCAAAATAGATCGTGACTTCATCGCCGCCCCGTGGGATCAGATACCGGGGAGTTTCTGGGGGAGAGGAGTTTCTGAGAAGGGCTTCAACTCACAAAAGGCTTTGGATGCCATGATGCGTGCCAAGCTGGACGGGTTGGCTTATACCGTCCACCCGATGATGGCGATCAACGCCCAACGTAGAGACCCACGATTCAAGGTTGAAGTCGGTTCTGGAAAGGTCATTTACGTCAACGGACCTCCGAACGAGGCTATCGTCCCGTTACGTTTCGGTAACGTAGACCAGAACGCCTTTACCATGTCGGGTGAACTGGAAAGACTCATCATGACCGCCACCGGAACAGCGGGTGGCGCTGCCCCCATGTCTTCCAATGCCGGTCAATCGACGTTAGGGGGGATGTCGGTCGTCGCTTCACGTCTTGCCAAGAGACATAAGCGCACGTTAAGACTTAAAGAACGCCACTTCCTGATTCCATTGATAGAGAAGTTTACCCTGAGACACATGCAGTACAACGATGAAGTCTATCCGTTCATAGACCTTCGTTTCAGAGTACGGACAGCGATGTCGTTAATCGCCAGAGAGGTTGAAAATAATGTCTTATCGCAACTTCTACAAACTATCCCTCCACAGTCTCCAGTCTTCTATGCGTTACTCGGTCAAATTGTTGAGAACACGTCTATCAAGGATAAGGGCGTGGTACTCCAGCTTATCCAGCAGGTCATTCAGGGACAGTTACCAGGAAGTCCTGAAGACAAGAAAGGCCAGGAAGATCAGCAACTCAAGCAAGTCAGGGAAGTCGCCAACCTTGAAGAAGTTAAGTCGCGGACCCGATTGAAGGATGCTACGACGGCAGAGAAGCTGGTGAAGATCAAAGGTATGCCCATGACGCCTACTAAGCAATGAAGCCTTTCCTTGAAATGACGGACGAAGAAAAGGTTCAGTCCTGTGAACGGATGATGAACGTCCTGACCCACAATGACTGGCCTGAAATTTATCTCATGTTCTCCGACGCGATGAACAACTTCCGTCAGGAAATGGAGAATGCCGCAGATTGGGAGATGTTTCTGGTCAATCGGGCCAAGTACGAATACATCCGTGACAACATCTTGAAACTTCCTGAAAACATCAGGCAGTTGAGAGACGAGCTTTCCAGTAAAGAAGAAACGCCTCAGTCATACGAAGACTGATGCCTACTTATACATACGAGTGTCAAACCTGTCATAAACAGGTAGAGCAGTTCTTGAAGATGGCAGACCGGGACAACCCCGGCCCCTGCGAGTGTGGCGGCACCCTCCGCAAGTTAATAACGCCTGCAACGGTGATGATCGACGGCACTGACCCTGAATTCCCTTCTGCTGCGGGGAAGTGGGACGCAGACCGGCTTAGGACCATCAATCGTGAGCAAAAGAACCTACAAGACTCCGGTGACTATTACCCGAATAATCGTCATTGGTAATCTGTAGTTCTTCCAAGTCCTCAACCTAACAGGAGTTTCAGAAATGCCGAATGAAAACGGTAGTGCCAATCCTTTTGCCACTGAATTGACGGGTTCCATTAATGAGGCTGATGACATTCATCAGCCCATTAAAGACACGGAAAATATCGGTGAGTCAGAAGTCACAGTAGATTCGGAACAATCCGAAAAGACCGAGGAATACATTCCCAAGAGACTCCGTGGTAAAACCAAGGAGGAAATCTATAAGGAATTTAACGGTCTGGAGCAGGATTACAGCCGCATGGGGAATGAATTGGGCGAAGCCCGATCCCTATTGAGAGAAACACTGGAAAAGGCACTTACAGCGAATAAAGTCGAAGAGCCTCAAGTCACCGAGGAAGATATTCTTTCCAATCCGAAGGAATCCGTACAGAAACTCATTGACGCGGCTTTAAAACCCGTCAAGGACGCTACCGTATCTGCGGAGCAGCGGGCCTTGATGCTGGAGTTTAACATGCGTCATCCGGGTTACCAGGAAACTGCCAAGTCTCCTGAGTTCAGGGACTGGTTATCGGAGTCGTCCTACCGCACACGTCTTTTCACGCAAGCCTCCAAGTTCGACCTGGACGCGGCGGAAGATTTGTTCACGGAATTCGATTCCTACAAGAAATCAGGACAGACAACGGATACCAACGAGAAAAGACGCGAGATCAGGAACGCTTCCACCGAAACCGGAGGAGCGGGAAAGTCCACGTCCAAAACCGGAAAGAAAATCTACAAGTCTACGGACCTCATGCGACTCTATAACCAAGACCGCGAACGCTATAACGATATGTCTGCTGAAATACAGTTGGCATTTCAAGAGGGAAGAGTCCGATAATCCCTCAAGCGTTCGGAATTCAACATTTCCGAAATTGAGGTAACTACAAATGGCTTTAGGTACAAATCACACTACGACTACAACTGCGGCGAACTTCATAAGTTAATCAGGTGTGAAGGTAACTCTACAATATAATTGACCTGAATTGTGGAGTATGGAGGTAAACGAAGATTGCCTCCTTTCAAATTAGGCTATATGCTGGAAACTCCTAAAGTTCATACTACTGATAAGGTGACAATGTATGAAATTGGACAATCAGCAGGTAATTGGTTTCGAGCCAATCGAATTAGGATGGCTCGCTGGTATAATTGATGGAGAAGGTTGTCTCTCTCTCCATGACAGAAGTGGTAAACGACGCGGTACAGGAATGACTCCTTTAGTCAGTATTTGTAATACGGACCTTGCGATTATTGAAAGGATTTCCCAAATTCTGGCAAAAATGGAAATTGGGAATTTTGTGTCAAAATTATATGTAGCACACAAAAATAAAAATCCTTACAAAGTTGTTTCAGTTCAAGGGTTAAAACGTGTCGGTAAGTTACTTCCTTTTGTTATACCCGTGTTGACGGGTGAGAAATGCAAAAAAGCTATTTTATTGAATGAATTTTGTATTTCCCGGCTATCAGATTGGCATGCTGCGCCATTCACAAGCCGTCAATTAGATATTTACCACGAAATCCGCGACTTAAATCGTCGCGGAAGAAAAGCCAAGAACCTCAGAGACTATACGCCTAACAGTCGTAGTAGCAAATTTCGTTTCAAATCGACTGAAGATATAGTCCAGACCACAACGTAGAAATACGATCTGGGAAATCCAGATGTGGTAAAGAATCGCAGCGTACAAAGCAAATGCGGTTATGCGTGGACGGGTGACATTGTTCCCGCATAACAAGAAAAAGGGCGACATCATCAATGTCCCCAATTTCACCCGCAGTCTGGCCGTGGCAAAGACACAGGGTTCTCAGGTGACACTGGCCGCTCCGACCCATAACGTCACGCAGATCAATTTGACTAAGTGGTTCGAGAAGTCTGTCGCCGTTGAAGATATTGTGGCGGTACAATCTCTGGATAGTCTGCGTCAGTCTTATACCGATGACGCCGGTTATGCTCTGGCGAGACAGATTGACTTCGATTTGCATGTTCTGGGAACGGGTCTTCAGGGATCAACTCTCGACGCCACACCGGGCACTCCCGATGTAAATACTCTTCTGTACGGTACGGGGGCTGTCATCGGTTCTGACGGCACGACCGCGTGGGCGGCTTCGGGTGCCGGTAATGGGGCTAACCTGACGGACGCGGGGATTCGTAAAATCTTTCGCAACATGGATGACGACAATCTTCCTTTGAGTGATCGTTCGATTGTCATTCCTCCGTGCCAGAAGGAAGTTCTGCTGGGTATCCCCCGTTTCACGGAACAAGCCTTCCAAGGAAGCGGTGCGCCCATTGCAACAGGCATGGTAGGTAACATCTACGGTACGCCGGTCTTTGTTTCGACCAACTGTGGAAATACCACCAATACCTCCACAACCACGGCCTATCGTGCCTGTCTGTTCTTCCATAAATCCGCCTTTGCTTTGGCGGAGCAGTTGAGTGTCCGCAGCCAGACCCAGTACAAACTGGAATATCTGTCTGATCTGTATGTGTCGGACACCATCTATGGAACGGCTGAACTGAGAGACAACGGCGGGTATG